CCTGTTTGCGTAGCAAATCTGTTCTCATTTGTGGATTGAAAGGTAAACTGATCTAATGACGTTTCTAATGGTGAGGCAAGTGTTTCTTTTGCAACTGTCATTATTGTTCTATGTTTGCCTTGATCTAGGTCAAAATTATGTCTTAAATCTGTTATTAAGTATCGACCTGATAGATATATGTTATATCGCTTATCTGCATGTTCATATACTGCGGCCGCATATGATGGCACTTTTACATTTATGACTTGACCTACGTTTAATGTTGTGTTACCTGGTACTGTCATTTCAAGTTTAATAACATCTAATACACGTTTTAAGTGATTTCTGTATGGTAGTATTCTATTTGTCTCATAGCCGTTCGCCATGACGTTGTTGTGAATATTTGATGTGTTACTTGCAACCATCGTTTTTCCCTCTGTAAAGTCGCTATAGAGTGAATAACGACCATATTTGTTCATAGCCTTCTCTGACGGATCGGCTGCTGATAATGGTAATGCACTATACTTTACTGCGAACTCATCATCTACATTTTGATTTTCTAAATGTGGAAACTTGTAATAATCGGCAGCATAGTTAAATTCTGTTTTTGTAATTGTTTTGTTATATGTGTCGTGTGCCAATACTGTGTTTGAAAATACACCATCAGTTGATTCTTCTAATGAGTCTGTCTTGTTTGAGAACTCATGTGAATAAACTCTAAACAGTGCTGACATATCAGGATTGTTTGGATTTGATGGATTAGGCACATCTGAGGTGGCAAGTTCATAAGTTATTTCTGTTTCTAATGGTGATCCATTTTCAACATCTTTCATCATACTATCGTATGATCTAAAATGAAAACCTCTTGTTGTTTCATAAAAGTGAAATGATGGTGTGTTTGTGTAATTTGATAATGCTCTTGTTGACAAGAACTCTATGGCATCTAATGGTCTTAAATTAGGCACAACTACTTTTTTATTTTCTGAACTTGGTTCTACATATAATCTTTTGTGACTAGCAATACCCCATTCAGATTTAAATATGTTTGAAACGGCCTTGTCGTATGAACCTGTAAAGGCACGACTTACTCGTTTTCTTGTGCTTCGTATTGCCTCTGCTGATATGAAGTCAAGCACAAATATTTGATTTCTATGTGTTGCTATTGATTGAGCAGCAATATTGTGAACATACATTTTATGCTTTGTAAAATCTATTTCACTGTTTGTTTCTGTCTCAACAGGTGTTCTTACTTTAAATTCAACAAACTCTTTTCCAATAATAGGAAACTGCTCAACAGTGGCACGTTGATCTACAAACGTAATTGATCCTGATAGTGTGTGATTGTCAATACTCTCGTATATGTTGATTGTAATTACATCATCGGTAATGTCTAAAGCATCACCTTTGTAATTGTATAAGATAATATCACTTAGACGAAAATCATCAGCGTATTTTAGATTATTATCTGTGTAAGTTGTTTTTGCCATTTCATTATCTAGTTATAATTCGTTGATACTCCTGAACAAAGTCTTCCAAGTATTCAGGATTTAGTATTTTGATTAATCTTTTTTTTGTTTGTAGTCGTTCTTCGTATTCTCTATTTGATACAGGATATGCATTAGGATAATCTGCGTTGACTTCTATTACATGTGAGTTATCAAGTGATGCTGTAGGACCACTTAACTGATCTATTTCATAATGATGTATTGCACCTGGATTTTCGTATTTGTCTTTTAAGTATTTACCAAACTGCACTTGACTCATCGGCCAGTCATAGTAACGTGATTTGATTTTGTTTACTGACATAACTACCCAATGATAATAAACTGAGTCATAAAATCTGTTTGAAACCATTTCAGGAGTTTCACCATCTTTTACTTCGTACTTGTCTAATAGAACTGCCTCATCAACAATACCGTCTCTTACTTTAAAGAAACGAAATATATCTGTGATAAGATTAAATTCTTCTTTGCCTTCTAAGTCGTAAGCAATTTTCGGTAATGTGTTAAAGTATTGCATGTTTATCCTGGAACCTCATCATAACCTGATATTCCGTTATATCCTTTTGCGGCATCCCGCCTATCAGCAGCATCCTTGTCTGCCTTAATTTTTGTGTTAGTAGGTCCTTCAAGGTTTTTATACAAAGTTGATCTATCTGCAATTTCAACTTCTCTAAATGTTAATGTTACATCTGTTTTAATTGGTTGAGCACCATGTTGATTGCCTCTAAATGTGGCAAACTTCTCACCACCGTATTTGATATCCATATTCTCCAATACAAGTGTTAAGGCCTTATGAATATAATTATTTTGTTTTCCTCTATACATGTATTTCAAATTAAACTCTGCTGGTAATTCAAAAGTCAGACCATTATTTTGTTTTCTATCTGGTAACATGTAATAAGTGAACATGTTTATAATATCATCTACTGTCTGTGCCTCTTTAGCATTTGATGGCATAAATGAAAAATCAAAACTAAATGTTCTATAATCCATTCCTGTGAATAATACTTCAGCCTGACTTTGATTAACTGCTGATCCTGTTGCTGATTGTAAACCACCTGCTGTACCACCAAACTGAGAAGCTTCACCAACTACTTTTCTAACAACAGATCCCACACCACCTCCAACTCCTTCTTGGTTATCTGTGAATATTTGAGCAAGAGTTCCTAATCCACCTATGCCTTCATCAGTATAATTTGATTTGTGATTTACACTTATGGATTTGGGTGTGTATATTGATATAGCACCTACTGGTGTGTCACTATCTTTTCTAGCTTTATTTCTAGCACCAAATATTACTGTTCGGCCTCTTTTTTTGTAAATAGAATCTGTAGCGGCTGCAGCTTTAAGTCTTTTTTGTTTTTCTTTTAGCAATCTACTAACAGATTGATTTTTAATTTCAGAATTGACAAACTGTGCCTGTTGAACATTTGTATCACCTTTAAACCCATACTTATATACTTGCTCTGTTTTCTCAAATATAGTAAATAAGATATAATGTCCGTCTGTGTCTTCTACATTTAATGGATAGCTTTTTACAATCATTTTTAACCTCTTGTATATTTATATGTGAAAAATGAGATTAAAATACTGATTTAACAATGTTTCTAGGATTTGTTGAAGTTAGTCTAGGTCCCATAAATGTACTCTTGGCATTGTTTATAACTTGACTTGTAACTGAATTGTTTACTGCACCATTTTGACCTGTTGTCATATCACGTTTTATTAGTTCATTTTCATTCTGTAACTGTTTCATTGAGTTTGCCTTTAACATAACTTTTTCTGCGTTTATTTGAAATACTTGATCTAATCCTACATTTTGACTTTGTTTTCTAGCGGTTGCATTAGGTGTATCTAGTGCTTTTGAAATATCACTATCTGAAAGTTCACTCTCAGCTGCAATTTCATCTGCACTTTGCCCAAGCAATCCAAATGTTAATCCACTTAACACACTGCTACCAGCGTTGCCTAGTTTTTCACCAAAACTTGCGTCTTCGTCAGCATTAAATCCTTTTACTCCATCATATAATCCCATTCCCCCAGCTGCAACAAGTCCAATACCTGGAATGAATTTAAATCCTCTAAGAGCTGCCTTACCAAACTTACCAGCTGTTTTCCCAAAACCCTTTTTCATTGATTTCTTGTTCTTCTTCTGGTTCTTCTGGTTGTTCTGTTCCATGTTTTTGTTTTTGCCAAACATATTTTTAAACTTATTAAGACCAAGTAAACTTGCTGCTCCACCTGCTGCCTTACCGATCATACCTTTACCACCTTTAAGTAGTTGTTGTATTCCTAATGCTTGTAATATTCCATTACCACCACCATCACCTTCTTCAGTTGCTTCAGTCAAATCTTCTAACAGTTCATTTGTTCTTTCTGTGTTTTGCATAATTGATTCAAAAATATTAAGTTCTCTTTGCTTCACATTTGCTTGTTCTTTTTGCGACTCTTCGGATCCTTTTCCCATAAAAAGATTTTTAGCAAGATTACCAGCTTTACTACCAACACTACCTGATGATGTGTCGTCTGAATAACTATTTGATGATTCTGGTTGAGAGATACCCTTTCTCGTTTCAGCAGCCTCTTTTAGTTCACCTCTAGTTCTCTCTTTTGCAGCTCTCAATCCTGTTGATTTGGCAAGTCTATCTGCCTCATTTTTTGCTTGTAACCTCTCTCTTATCATATCACCTACGATAGGAAGATCACCTAAAAATCTGTCTGCTAATTTTAGAGGTTTGAATTGTGATTTAAAGTCTTCAAAGGCAAATGCAGCCCGAGCAATAGGACCTTTTAAATTTGTTATTTCAAGTAATACTGGTTCAACTGTTTTTTTGATATATTCCTGTTCTTTACTATCATACAATCTTCCACCTTGTACTTCATTTAAAAGTCTTTCATATTTTCTGATAAATCTAACTAAGTCATTGTAGGATCCATCTTCAAGGTTTTCAATATCACCTCTAAGTTGTTCTGGAATGTTTTTTACAGCACTTGATACCTTATCAAATTTTATATTACCTGAATTGTTTTCTTTTGAAAATTGCTCATCAACTTTTATCTGAACATTTTTAGAAAATTGTGTTCCTGCTTCAGCAATTGCAACACGATCAGACTCACCTTTAAACTCGTCTTTTTTTTCTTTTAACAATGTCTGAAATCGTTTTAATCTTACCATTACTTGAACCTCTTGTTGATGTATTTGTAAACAGCATATGCCACTAACAACACAACAATTGTACCGATGCCATCAGTCCAACTTGTATCATTTATAACTTGTAATAACTCTGCTGTAATTTGCATTATTTCTTACTCTTACTTGTTCCTGTATATAAACCAAACCAGGCAGCGCCAGCACCTACAACGATACTGATTAACCCACTTTGTTCCATAGTTGGTGCTTGTAAATTCATATACCATATTACACATTTGTATAATAAGACAATGTAAACTGTTAAAAACAATCTAGGAAATATTCTCCATGCGTCAACAGCCTTTGCAAGGTCAATTAAACCTTGATATTTGTTTTTACTAGAGTCTACAGTTGACGTATCAATCTCTAACTCTAAATTTACTTTTTTAGTTTGTTCTTCCATGTCTATCCTCTACTTTTTTTTGCTTCATCGAGTCTTTGTTTTTCTTCTCGTAAGTGTTCTAGTAAAAGGTCTATGTATATCTCCCTCTCCCACGGCACCATTGACTCTAATTCATCTAATGAATATTTATGATGATGAATCAATGCAAAATTAGTTCTATAGTAATTTTCTAGCGTGTCATGGTTGAGGGAAACTAAAAAAAATCTTTAGTTCCAGACAACGTCAAACTAAACTCTTTACCAGACTTAGGATTACTATATTTAATAACATGTTCAATTTTAGGCACTGATTTGAACCATTTAACAAGTAAACCAAACTGATCCTTAGTTAATGTATCAATCCATTCATCAAACTCCTCGTCTGTTATGTCCTTTCGATAGTAAGTATCATCGCCATTGTATATCATTTTTAGACAATCTTTAATAAGAGATAGACTTAGTAGGGATGTTTCATCATCTTTCATCACTTCTCTTATTGTAGGATATCTTAATACAACGCCATATGATTCTGTAAAGGGTACTTCAGGTTTAGATTTAGGATCAATCTCAACTTTTATTTCATCGAGGTTTAACTCATAATCAACTGTAACCTTATCATCATCTGGACATTTAAGTTTTAATTTGACAACCTCACCCACTGACTTTGATCGTATCTTCAAAAACAAATATTCAAAATCAAATATAGGTAGTTTTTCTACATCTAATTCACCGTCTATACAGTTAGATACAATTTTAACTAAAGCTTCTCGGATAGCATCATCGTTATCGGCCTCTAATGCCACTAACATAACCTTTTCCTCTTTAACTAAGAACGGTCTAAATTTGATTTTTTGTTTTGTAGATGGTAACTCACATTCATAAGTAGGTGTCACAATCTTCGGTATTGCCATAATTTAACTCCTTTATAATATTATAATATAATTCTATTTATTAGAAGAATGGAGGCACTACTCTGCCACCAAATATCTTACCTGTTGGGAATCTTGTTTTTGCTATGTTAACAACGTCTCGGCCTGCTCTTCTAATATCAGGTGGTAATTTTCTTATTAACGAACCAAACTTACCATATTGATCTAAGTTGTCTATTTTAGCAATGTTCCCATGTAGTTTGCCTGGTACAACATTATATCTACCTTCATTGACTAGTGCCAAATCAGCAGCAGTTAAATTGTATCTGTAAGAAAACGTAACTGATAATTTTACTAAATCTGCTGAACCATAACTCATTGATATATCACTAATACTTTTTGGGAATGCTTCCATTACATGAACAAAACTAGTCCCAACAGTTGCATGTGCCATAGGACCCATGTACTGATTGTTTGATGTAGGTTCACTTCTCTTACCAAAAACTGACATTGCCTTTTCAGCAATTGATGAAATATTTTTATTAACCGGTTGTGGTTGTAACTCTGGATTTGTCTTTACAGTTACTAATGGAAATATATCAATTGATCCTACATACTCATCATAATAGTTAGCGTTGTAAGTATATGGATTAACTGCCATGTTTTGCCATGACTTAAACAATTGATGTTCGGCCATATCTTGTCCCATGTAAAATGTAAGTGTTAAATCATCATAGGTAACACCTCTTGCAATTTTTCTTTCAGGACCATATAGATCATCTTTTGTTTCATCTGCGATTGTTCTACCTGGTAATGTGGCACCTTCACAGAAAAAAAACAATCTGTCTTTAATACTTTTGTGTAATGAATTTGTATAGTCTGAAGCAATTTGATATTCTTCAAACTCTGGTAATGCATTTGATTCTGTAATTAATTTATTAGGAAAGTTAATAGTTACCATGTAACGATTTGTTCTTGCCAATCCACTACCTTCAGAAATAAACGATCTAAACTTATTGACTTCGGTGTTTCTGTTGATACTTGCTCTACTTTGATCTACTCGTTTTTGTGCTTCAACAGGATCAAATCCTCTATCTCTAGGCAATCCTATTCTTACATCGAACCCACCTATTTTTACACCTTGTCTGAATATTGCCATTATTTTTCCTTTTTACCACATTGGCATCTTTTGCCAAACAGTTTATCAATTAGTTTATTAAACCAGTGTTTCATTATTGATCTCTCTTTGCTATTTTACCAGCATTCTGTCCTTCTTTTAGGACGTAATTTTGCGTTCCGTTAGCACCGGTTTCAACTGATCTAACTAAAGTTCTTTGTAATATTTTTTCTTTATGCTCTTTTAACTTTTGTTGTGTATGCATTTCTAATTTTTTAGTGTCTCTCATTATAACATCCTCCTACTATCTGCCCACACTTTACGCTCTGTTGCTTTCTTAAAGTTTGCAACAGGAAGATAGGCTGCAATAGCAGCGTCATCCATATTTATCTTCAAAAAAGGAGTTGTTGCCTTGGCATACAAATACCTTTTAAGTGTCGGCTTGATTATTTTTAAGTTCTTTAAATCATCATAATATACAACAAATCTACTGTTTGCTTCAAACCTTGGACTGTTTGTGTATCTTTGTAATATATCTAATAATTTAAATCTCAAAGTTGGTGGTAAATAGTGAAAATTCAATCCTATAAACCCACCAGGTACAAATCTTAACGGCAACACTAGAGGAAACACATCATAATATTTTAATGTGTTGGCATACTTAGGACTATAACCAAACAAATTTAGATTACCTTCAGTTGGTGATCCTTTTGTTTTACCTTGTCTAATTAATTGACTTGCATTTGTCTTAATTTTAAGTCTATTAATTTGTGCCCTATACCAGTCAACAGATTTTCTATTTTTAAAATCTCCTGCTTTGTCCTTTAGTCTATCAAATACAGTTG